GACCATTTACCTTTAGACCAACAATGGAAACTAAGGCTGGCTTGGCAGCAGCACCAGTCTTACCAGGTGCGTCACGCCCGTCAATGTTCGGAAAGGTAACAAGCTGTGCAATCTTGAATGGTGGTCTGAAACCATTGAAAGAGTTGAAGTTGTTGTTAGCACTATTTTGGACTACTGCAAAAGTCATTAACCAAGCACCCACTCAGGATCGTAAGACTCAAAAGCTCTGGCTGGCTGGTAGTCAGGTGCTTCGGGGTCGGTGGTGTTATAGACAGGTGCGTTAGCTCCATCAAAGTAAGCATCCAAAACAGGCGTTTCCTCAATCAAGGCATTGTCAATAAACATCGCTCCGCTACCTGCCTTTACTCTTAGCCCTGAGTAAACGCTAACGGCATCAAAAGTTGTAAATAACCGAGTCCACTCTGATGAGGTAACTGTGCCAACTGTTGCGTTGATTTCAGAGAAGGCAGTTCCGTTGGTTGAGGTCAATCCGGTAAACCCTACTGTTGCAGTTCCAGAGCTTGCTCTTGCGTAAATAGAGGCTGTGTAAGTTGCACCCAAGTTACTTGAGAAGTATTGGTCAATGACAGCATTAGAGGCAACGCTGCCGCTGGCTGTCCCGATGTAAGCCTGTGCTGTTGATCTAGTCACAGTTCCAGAGGTTGATACCCAGTTGGTTGTGTTGTTCTCAAAAGAAGGGTTAGAGGACAGGTTTACTCGGATGTATTCAAAGTCTGGGTTTAGCAGGTCGTTGTTTCGGCTTCGGAATACGATACGGCCTTGCTTGTCAATAAAGAGTCTGCCTGGCTCTGCCTTTTCAACCTCTTGTAAATAACTAAGGACATTTGTGCCATCACTAACTTCGTAGTCACCCATAGTTGCAACACCAGGAGAGATGAGTCTTGAGCTTGTAGGCCAAACAACTGTGCCACCAACCTCTGGTCTGGTCAACACGCTCAGGATTCTTGCACTACTTAGTTGCTCAACAGGTGCAAAGTCGGTAAGCCTTTGATTGTTTAGATTCCAGAAAGCATCAGAGGCAACAATCTCGGCTAGGGACTCACCTGTCGGTGTATAGCTAAAGTTCCAGTCAGTAATCAGACCTGTAAAGACAATCTGGTCATCCTTGTAAATCCTGACCTGACCTGTCGGCACAATCTGGCCCTGATAAGGGCTAGGGCCGTAGTCAGGGTCATAGTTACGGGTTTCGTTGTTTAGCTGAATCGAGCAAGAGGCAGCGTTGAAAGTATCCTGCTGAGGGTCTTTACCTCGGTTGACAGCAATGCCAACCACATCATTGCTAATGTCGTTGAACTGAGGGATACCACCCTCACCTTGCTTGGCAAATCCAAACTCTACTTTTACTGACAACTAAGCTCTCCAAGCTGCACCGGATTGGCGTTCGTAATCCCTGATGGCGTTGACCACAGCTCTACCAACATCAGATCCAGTTGCAAGTCCACCCGTAACCTCAATGCTGTAATTGTTGATTGTTTGTTGACCTGCAAAGGCCCCTCTAGTTCCAACACCAGCAATGCTACCAGCAAGGCCACCGAACTCGCTAAACGCCTGATTGATTTGTCCAATGAAACCTTGACCGCCACCTACAAGAGCCTGTGCCAACTTAGCGCCCTCAACTGGCCCTGCACCGATTACTTGTTGTAATAAGTCGTTACTTAGGCCCTGCTCAGAAAGAGTTGTAATGTTTTTGGCAAACTCTCTGGTTCTTCCAAGAAGCTTCTGAATGTTCCTAGTAATTGAGTTGACCGAATTGCCAAGGTCAGGCAAGCTAAAGGCAGAAAGAATTGAGTCTTTGATACTGCCAAATGTTGACTTGACCGAATCAGCAAAAGACTTGTAAGCATCTTCCCTTTTCTTTATTCTGTCAGCTTCTTCTTTTGCTGCTTTATCAAGAGCATCCTGAAGTTCTTTGGCTGCCTTTTCTTGAGCATCAGCAAGTTCTTTAGCAATTTTTTCAGCTTCTTTGGCAGCTTTTTCAGCAGCCGCATTACTGCCCGTTGCGGTAGAGGCTGGCCCAGTAGAAATAACTGGAACCGGTTTAGCAGCTCGTCTTGCTAGTTCATCAGCTTGTCTAGGTGTCAAGTTATTAGCGATTGTAGTAGCGCGAAGTAAATTATCGCCAAGCTTTTGTGCATTGGTTGAAGCGTTACCTAAAATACCGCTATAAACATTAGCGTTTATTGCTCCTTGGTTAAATGCGTAGCTTGCAGGATCATTTGTCGGAAAAGCACTTTTGATTGAAGCAGCATAAGCATCATTGCTACTTGAAACACCATCAAGAGCATTTTTTAGAACTAAAAGTCCAGCAACAATAGCTCCAATACCAATTATGAACCAACCGATTGGGGTAAGAGCTAGAGCTGCGTTCATAATTCCAATGGCAGCACTGACAGTGCCGATAACAATGGAAAGTTGTACTAAGACACCAAAGTTCTCAGCAATAAAACCAAATAGACCACCAAGCGCTCCAGTCAAAAACTCCATTGTTTGACCAGTAGTTGTGGTGGTATCGCTCATGTCCTTGATTATGCTTACAAAACCCTCTAGTGCTGGAATTGAGTCGTTTACAGCCTGAGCAATCTTTGGGCCAAGGTAGTCAACAAGTGGAACAAGAGCCTCAACCAAAGCACCCATAACAGGAAGCAGCTGGTTACCAATGCTGGCTTGCATGTTCTCAAATTGAGCTTGAAGTTTCTTTTGCTCAACAAACAAGTTTCCAGCTTGACCAGTAAAAGCTCCGGTGGCATCGGCAGCTCGCTGGTAAAGCAGTTCCATACGGATAATCTGCTCAGCGTTTCTTCGCGCTGCACCTTCAAGATTGTTTTGTCCTCTTGCAGCAAGCTCGGCGTTAATTTCGCTCTGCTTCATAGCGACACCGAACTTCTCAATCGGGTCGTACTCACCTCGGAACAAAGCGGTCATACCGAGCAAGGCTTCTTGGACATCGTAGCCATATGTTGCGGCAAGGTCCACACCAAGGCTTACAAGCTTTTGAGATTCCTCGGTTACATCTGCCATGCTAAAGCCAGATTGCTTTAGAACCGAACCTAGGAATACCGAAGCCTTAGCAGCATCCTTCTGACTCAAACCAATTTTGTGAGCATCCTGAGCAAATTTCTCCATAGTTGGAGCCATGTCGTCAAAGATTGTGTTGAGGGAGTACATGTTTCGCTCAAGATCACGAGCAGAATCAATAGAGGTTTTTGTAAACTCAACAGCTTTAGCAGCTATACCGAATCCCGCTAGAGCAGCACCAACCTTGCCTAGTGTTGAACCGAGTCCACCAGCCTGAGCGCCAAAAGCACCTAACTGTCTAGTTGCAGCAGCAATGCCGTCACCCTTGAAGGTGCTGACAATGTTCAAGAACATGTTGCTCATTATTTGTTATTCCTGTCAATATTCTGTTCAACAAACCTAATGGTTTCTCGGATTGCTTCTTTGGCTTGCACCTGAACTGCTGGCAAAGCCTTGTCAAAACCAGGGTAAACATTTCTTGATTTCTTACGCTTACTAGGCTTGACCACAGGGCCTAGGTTGTTCAAGAAGCTACTAACTCCGCCGACTCTGATTTCGTGGCTTCTCATAATTTCAGGGCCACCGAACTCTCTAATTTTATACATTCTTGTGTAAGCTCTACCGCTTGGCTTTTGTGCTAAATCAGCGTAAACAACACCCGCTGACCGAACTATAAGCCTGGCAATACCAGTAGCCCCCTTTTTGTTTCTTGTAAGGGCAGAGATGGTCACATTGTTATAGGCCTTGCGTCTAGCGTTGCTTACAGGACCACCTGTGGTTCCGTAGTTGGTTCCCCAACCTGTTCGACCACCATGACGCATACCGCTCATAGGACCAGCGGTTCCAGGTGTCTTTAGTTCATCTCGGACACTGCCTCTGGCTGGCTCAGCAATAGCTTTCCAGCGTTTCTTTAGTTCCTTGATTTGTTGTGGATCAATCCTGTTTAGCTCTTTTACAAAGACCCGCCAGTCTGAGGCATAGACTTTTACATCACTGTTCTTGCCAGTGTAAAGTTTCAAAGCCATTTAGACCACCTATCTTTATTCATTCTACCGAAGCAAAAAAAGAGAGGACACCCCGAAGGATGTCCTCTCAAGCGCGAGGTGCTTGGTGCTGAACTTTATAAATCAGATACCTGCCTAATGTCCACAGCATCCGGTCATCTAGTTCCATTAGCTCTCTGGGACTAATCCCTGTTTCACAAGCTAGTGTTGCGATGTACCAGTGAGCTGATGAATCACCAAGCCCGACTATTTTTTTTGTTCATCCGCCGGACTGATGGACTCAATAGTGTCCACCCATTCTTCAAATGAAGCAGTAGTCGCTTTAGTTCTTGTTTCACTTGCCCAAGCTAGGAAAAGCAAGTGAGTAACCTTGATGTTTGATTCAAGGCTTGCAATCGAGATGTCAAACTTTGTTTCCAACTTAATCATGTCTGATGGGTTGCAAACGACTTGCTTGAACTCGTCTGGTTTGTCGGTGAACTGTATTTGTAGGTTTAGTTTCATACGACAAGCCTAGCAGAACTATGCGGCTGGAGCGGTTCCTCTTACAACTTCCCCATTTACGGGCCATGTCACAGATAGCGTGGCTAAATCGCCTACGGCCCCTGCAAATGGCTGGTACTGAGTGACAAGCGCTGAGAAGCGGTACTCAGGGTTAGTTGCGGTTACTGTTCCAGAGGTAGGTGCAATCTTGACATCTACTGTGGTTCCCATAAGTGGGAATAGTAGTGCGTCAACAGCGCCTGCTCCAAAGTCTTGGTGGAAGTCTAGGGATACAGATGCATCACGAAGGCCCCCAATCCTTTTTCTGTACGAATCGCCAAAACTGGTCGTTTCGATTTCATCTGCGGTCACATCTAAAGTTACAGAAGCGATAGAGCTGCTTAGTACAGCAGTACCGATTGTGACCTTGTAATCTTGTGCGTAAAATTTTGCCAATTTATTTCTCCTAGTTTGCTATGACTGTGACTGTAAAGTCAGCAGCCAGGTATGTTGTATCACTGATTGTCAAAGAACCAACAGAGTTCAAAGACACGACTCGGCAGTCGTAGGCATATCCACCAAGAGTCTTGTCTGATTCTATCGCATTTTTGACACTGTTAGCGCCTGGTGTGATGTAGCCATCAAGCTTGCGCTGAGCTTGTCTTTCGGCAGACCTACCGACAACAACAGTTATCGTAAAGTTGTAGGTAGTCATGCCTTTTGCGTAAGCCTGATCGTAAGTGACCGAATCTAAGTTTACTATGGCGATTGGCGGGCTTGGGTTATCTGGCACTTCTGCGGCTGTCCTAAGACCAGCAATAGTAGCAAGATTTGTAGCAAGAGCAGTCCTAATCTGAGTAATGCTCATTAGCCGAAGTTTCTCATAATTCTAAAAGGCATTGCTAGTTGCTCAACATCGGAGTCAAGGTAGCGGTTGACTCTAATAGCACCCATGTCACCAAAGCCAGCAATACCAAGGGGGCTGTCTAGTCGCTTGTAAAGTCTTGAGGACTGAATAACAGTTGCTTGCTTGATAGCTGTTGGCACAGAAGCCCAACCCCATACGGCTGTAATACGGCATAGAGCTTGCTGGTCAACAACAGGCCAAGCGTAATCGTTGACAGCCCTGATTCCGGTGTATGGCATGTACAGGCCGTCAGACCTGCTGTTTAGTGGCTCAAGCTGAAAGTCTGTGTTTTTCCAAATTGTGTAAGTGCTACCGATTTCATCAGTAGAGGCAACCTCAAGGACAGTAATAGCATCGTCAATGATTAGGTTGAGGTCATCGGTAGCGGCAAAGTTTCTAACTGCCGTTCCACCATTAGAAAAGGTGCGAGCTGTGTAGCCGTCAATCATGCGTGATGCAGACTCAATAGCAGTTTCTAAAAGAGTGTCATCAATATTGTCTGTTATGCGAAGTGACGCTTTGACTTCTGAAAGTGTTGCATATCCGTTAGTGATTGCCATAATGTTCTCTATTCTACTGGTTGAAAAGGATACTACTCCCAGCCGTTAGCTCGCCTAATCTCTAGCGAATAAGTGCCAGGAGTGTAATCGTTAGAGTCAACCTTGACTTTGTAAAGTCGTTGGTTAGCAAAAAAGGTCTTGTCGTTCTTGCTCTGGTAGCCGTTCTTGATTGTTGAGCTGTTGTCATGGTGCAGGTCAATGTCTAGTTTACGGATGCTTACCCCTGCAAAGTCAGCTCGCCTCATGTAGTCATTGTCCTCAAAGTAGGCAGGATAGAAACCACACTCGTCAAACAGTCCTAGATCCATAACAGCTTCATCCCCAAGGGCAAAGGCTTGCCAATGAGGTGCATCAGCGGTCAGGCTTATCTCATCCCTGCGAGCCTGTGCCAGCTTCTCTAATGCACCTGATTGAAATACCACATCGTTGCTGACTATGAACCAGCGGTGAGCGTAGGGGAAAGACTTGATGCCTAAGTTCCAAGACCCAGCAACGCCTAGATTGGCTGGCATTCGTAGGTGTGTGACCTTGGCAAACTTGTCGCTTATCTCTAGGGTGTCTGTGCCGAGTCCGTTGTCAATAATCAGCAGGTGGTCAACTGGCACATCAACGCTGTCTAGCATCCTCTGAAGCAGGTCATACCGATTCAACACCGGCACTATTAGGTTCTCAAGCACCTAAGCCTCTAAAGACAAAGATGTGGGACAGCTCCTCTGGTTGATCCTCAATGTGTAGCAACTCATGGTCCTCAAACAAAGCCAGCACATCATCAACAGTAAAATCGTGCAAGTGAAAAGGGTTGAAGTGAATTGTTGGTCTAGTTGGGACTGAAACGATTATCAGCCTTTTAGCCCTTGCGACTTGTGAGGCTAGGTGTTTTGGATTAGCCAGATGCTCAAGCGTTTCAAAGCAGATGGACACATCCCACTCAAAGTCAGGCTCCCACTCGTCTAGGTTTACGCCTGAGTAAAACTTGCCTAGATTGGCAAACTCTTGAGCTGGCTCAATCTTGTCAGCACCCAAATAGTCAACAGCTAGTGTTTCTTTTAGTAGCTCAGCACCATAGCCAATGCCACAAGCAACATCAAGGACACGCTCGTTAGGCTCTATCCAAGAAGCAGCAAGATTGTATCTATAAACATGGCCTTCTTGATCTCGCCAAGACTCAACGCTAATTCTTTCAATCATTATGAAAGCCTATTGTGCTGATGCCATTGTAAGTAAGGGTTTAGAAACTCATGGGCTGGGAATACTCCAAAGCTGGGTTTTAGTTTCCAAAGCACATAAGGCAGCGATACTTGATCCTGAATTGACCAACGCTTATTCTCATCAAGCCAAGCCTGACCTAGTTCTTTAGCCGATGGGCTGTTGCGCCAAACCAATGTGCCACAAGCCCACAAACCAAAGCCCTCTGGCATCCCTTCATCGCGGTAGTAAGCTGTCTGTTGCCTGATTGGTTCGCTGGAATACTTAGGCCAGTCTTGACAGTAGGTTGCCTCTTGGTAAAGGCAGTTGCGGTTCTCTGGATGTTGCCAGGCAATTAGATCCTTGTCTGCAAGAGAGTCAAGGCAAAACTTGGCAAAGCCATCACCGACTACTGCAAAGGCAGCGTCAAGCCAAACAGCAACATCAGTATCCACAAAGTCAAAGGGCAACATCCTTGGGTGCTTAGCTGCAAGCCTTGGTTGCTCCGTTGATGGTGCAACAATGACACGCCAGCCTTTAGCTTCAAGTTCAGGGTTGTCGGTAACACAGACTGCATCGTCAAAGCCATGCCCTGCTGGTAAAGGCTTTAGGTTGTCATGCCCACCATAAATAGCAGTTACAAGGGCGATGGTCACTTAAGCAACTTGCGTAGAATCGGCAACCAGCTCTCTGTCCAGACCTTCTCAACATCAAACTGACTAGCAAAGTCAATGGCTACCTGTGAAGTCCCACGCTCAGCCTTGTAAGATTCCTCTAGAGCATTGACCAAGCTAGATACATTCGGTGTCATCCACCAAGCGTCTTGACCGGCATCCCAACTTAGCTGTCCATCGGTTAGCCAAGAGTCAGGGCTTACTAGGTCAGGTGTTGCAGCCCAGTTAGATCCGATTACCCTAGTGCCACAGGCTTGAGCCTCTACTGATGGCACTCCAAAGCCTTCACCCAAGCTAGGTGCAAGCAAGACATCCATCCTTGTATAAAGGGCAGCAAGGTTAGTTTGCGACAAACCGAATCGGTAATCCTGTGGGTTTGGAAAGATTACCTGGTCTTTCTTTACGCCTAGTGAGGCAAGGATGCTAAGCAAGTTCCAGCCACCTGTCAATCCGAACGAGTCGGTGTGTAAATATAGGACTGCATCAGGCTTGTCTTTGGCAAAGATACTAAAGGCAAGGATTAGCTCGCCGTAAGCCTTGCGGTGGACTAGACCGGATGCCTTGTTAGCTGCAACTACTCCCACCACAAAGGTTTCAGGGGTCAGTCCTAGATAGTCGTTGATGTCATGCTGACCTATTTTGTAGGTTGGCTTGTAAACCTTGGTTTCTATCGCGTGAGGTGCATACTCACACTCAATGCCCTTAGCGTTCATCTGCCTAACGCCATGAGGTGACATTGCGATTGGTGTCACATTCTCTTTGCGTAGAAACTTCTCAACGCCTGGTGGCATAGTTACATGGTCAAGTGGAACCCAAGAGGCGATTGGAAAGTTGTCATACTGGGCTGACTTCATAACCCAGACATCGTAAAGGCTGATAAACAGATTGGGCTTGTCAAACTGTGCCACAAAGCTCTGGTGATCCGTTGGCCCTGAGTCGTTAGAGTATTGGTCTATTCCTCTGGGGTAATGAGGTATCTTGCCGTAAGGCGTTTTTATTGTGCTAGGGATTCCCTCAAGTCCATAGTTGGACAGCATTGCGACATCAAGACCTGCTCGCTTGAGTCGGTCAACTAGCATAGTGGCCTGTTGACCATAGCCAGTTGGGGCGTTGTAACTGTTTGACCAGACGCTTACTGCTCCGGTTAGTTTCTCTTTATTCGTAGGCATAGCTAGATAATAGCAAAAAAAGGCAGGGAACACAGTCCTACGCTCTGTGTTCCCCGCCAGCTTTTTACAGGGTAAAACTATCCTTAGATAGCTGCTCCCTGGAAGTAACCGATGTGGCTTGCGTGAGTTAGGCCACCATCTAGGCGGATTACGCCTCGGTAGGTTACTGTGTCGGTGTTGAAAGCGAAGTCTGCTGACTGGTCAACACGAACTCCACCTGCTACACGAACCTTGAAGCTAGGTAGGTGACCAAACAAGACTGACTTGGTGGCTGATCCTACTGCTGCAACATTCGGGTTTTCGTAGATTGGGTAACCAAGCAAGGTTGCTGGCTGACCAGGAACGGCTGAGTCGGTGAAAATAAATGCACCAGAGCCATCCTTCATCTTACGAGCTGCTGCGATACCGGTCTTGCTCATGTAGAAACCTAGACCTGGCAATACTCTTGCTCCGTCTGCGATTCCATAAACAAGGTCAACAAGGTTCTCGTAGGTTGCTGCTCTTGCAGTTCCCTGAACGATTGAACCTGCTGCTGCGGATAGCTTTGTGGTCAATACAGAGTTTGCCTGTAAACCCAAAGAGGTTCCTAGCTGCTGTGCAATGTAGCTTGAGATGTTGAATCCAGCGTCAGAAACAAGTTCCTGTGCTACCTGAACAAGAGCTGCATACTTCTCAGCACCAAGGGTGATGGATGAGAAGGTTGGGTTGCTCTCGCTGATGGTTCCTGCTGCTGCTACTGAACCTGCGGTTGAGGTAGCTGTAACAGTTGGAATTACTAGGTTCTCACCAGAGGTAGTGTTGAAGACCTCAGAGGTAGTTAGCATTGGGCCAACTAGCTGTGCAATCTCAAATACTTGAGAAAGGAAGGACTGACCAACAGTGTTCGCAGATGGAACTAGTGTGCGAGCCTCACGAGTAAACTCGTGGCCTCTGATTTCGCCTGTAGCAATTTGACGCAAGATTTCTGCATCGTTGTTTTCAGCTACTGGTGCGGATGGGGTGAACGAAGCTGCTGCCTCGGAAGCACGAGCTTCACGATCTGCTAGCTTGCGAGCTGTTTCGATAGCTGTGTCGGCTGAGTCAATGTCAGCTTCGATACGAGCAATCTTTTGGTTTTCTTCAGCGGATAGGCCACGCTTTTCAGCCTCAGCAAAGTTCAAGACTTCTCTTGCCTGTGCGATGAGGTTGTTGCGAGCATCCATCTGTGACTTGATAAAGTCAGACATGTGTATCTCCTAAATAGATTGATTGTGGGTTTCCTGCGGTGCTGACACTCAACAGATACAGCGGTGCTTACACTCAACTGCTATCAACCAGTTTACAAGCAAAAGAAAACCCCAGTTCAGAAAGGGGGCTGAACTGGGGCTAAAGAAACTCTATCGGGTTTCTTTACTGTCAACAACCCTTGCTTCATTGGCTGGGTTGTATGAGTTTTTGTTATCTAGCTCCCACACTGCGTTAGCTAGGTCATCAGCGATGTCTGCAACAACACCGACTGAAGGGTTGCCAGCAGCCTTTAGGATTGCTGCTTTGATTTCATCTTTGGTTGCCATGTTTATATCCTTTTCAATAGAAGGTCAAACTGCTTTTGCTTTAGATCAAGCAGGTCAAGGCCGTTGTCAATTACTTCCTCAACCTCTGGCTGTGCCTTTAGCTTGTTTACTACATCGGTGATTAGCTCCGCACTCTTAGAGTCAAGTTCCTCACCAGACTCTAATCTGAGCAGGGCATCTGCCAACTCGTCAGGGTTGATGGTTGGTTGTGCTGATCTAACCTGAGCTTGTGTCTGGGAGTAGGCGGGAAATGAAACTACTGAAACTTCGAACAATCTGACCGACTCAAGTGTGCGAGTCTGTCCATCTCTTGACCAAGAATCTTTAATGACATTGAAACCAAAGCTCATAGAGTCAATAACATTGGTTCTAAGTAGCTCGGCAATGTCACGACCTCTGGTGGTGTTTGGAAGCTGAGCCGTAACCTTTAGTCCACGCTCATCCTCAACAAGTTGCATAGTGCCACCTCGTAGAGAAGCTAGAGGTTCACCTGAGTCGTGGTTCCAAAGTAGTTTGACCTCGTTGCGAGATTGTAGGGAACGCTTAAAAGCACCAGGGGCAACATACTCAACAAAGCCACCCAAGTCCTCGGATGGGCTGTTGAAAACAGAGGCGTATCCGGTGAAGGTCATGCCGTCACCCTCAGCCCTGACCTCAAAGTCAACGCTGTTTGTTCTAACCTCTTGCTCTTTAGACTCTGGCTGTGGGCCGTCAATCTTTAGGGCAATAGCTCTGGCTACATCAAGCCACTTGTTTTTCTTATCCATGCTGTTAGTTTCCTCTGCTCTAATTCTAGCAACTACCGAATCAGCGTAGTCTTTGGTTCTTTGTGCAGCCCTCTTGCTGGGTCCTGATCCCCAAAGCAAGTGTGCAACTACACCAGCAGACG